ACAGGTATAGTTTGTTTTAATCTGTAAATATTTTTTGATATAAAACAGGTTACGGAATCTGCTGTAGTTTCTACCACCTCTTTTTCTATTGTTGGCATATTAATTTTCTATTTGTATTAAACTGCTTAATTTCTCCTTTAATTGAGGAAATGTTGAAGAGCCTTTCATAAAATCATAAAGATATTTACTTAAATTCGCTTGAACTACCCCTTTTAAAATAAGTTCTTTATCCCATGAGAAAGTATTTTCTGTTTTAGAGACTTTATTGGTTTTAAGCAATTTGCTTAATTGTGTAGATTCTTCAGTATACGGTAAAACTTCAATTTCTAATGCTTTTAGATCCCAAGAAATTCCTGTTATAGGATTATAAACAGTTAACCCTCCTCCCCCGAAAGCCACATAAGTCATATGATGAGACATTTCTTCTTTAGTTACTTTAGTAATAACTACATAATCTCCTGCATTTCCATAAACTAGTTTTTTATCTTTATCATTAGTCCAATTATCTAGTAATTTTACAACTTTATTAGTGTAAAACTCATAATTATAATTACAATCTATGATATAATTAGATATTTTTTCTCCTCTATTATTATCTAATATTAAATCTTTATTAAAATTTTTATTTACTGCTATCCATTCGCCTTTATATATAGATATAACAGATGTTTTTACATATACAGGAAGTAGATTAAAATTAGTTTCAATTATTGGTATATCCTCTGATATAAGAGTCTTAGTAGAAATAATAACCCCATCAATTATTTTATAACACATTCCTATATTAAATTCAGTAATTTCTTTTGCTCCTATAAAGTTTAAACCATCTTCTTCAGAGGAAATATACATACCTTCTGTAGTCATTCCATAAAAAAGAGCTCTTTCATCATTTAATTTATAAACATATAAAGGTTTATTTTCATCGGAGGTATCCGTAAATATAATTGCTGCAGCTCCTGTCAAATATTTTAAAATTTCAGGGCTTTGGTATTTAGATAAAGCTTTAAAAATATGGAAACTATCTGTAACATTACTATCTTTCTCTATATCTAGTATTTTACAGAATCTATCTAAATTTGTTAGAGTTCCGTTATGCATACCTACAATATTATCTATATTAAATGGGTGAGCATTAGATACTGAAATACTGCCTACAGTTGAATTTCTTACATGACCTATAAACCTACTTGCCTCTTTAAATTCATAAGTAGATAAAAAAGTTATTGGGCTAACTACGCTTTTTGTTATTTCTTTATTATCAAAGTCGTATACTCCAACAGAGTCTTTTGAAAATCTTTCTACAGAGTTAAGATACATTAATAGTTTAATATGTTCTGTATTGTAATTTTTAGTTCCTGAGAATCCTATTAATCCGCACATATATGTGTTAGTGTTTTTAGTGTTAAACTGATGTTGTCGTAATCTCCTAATATATTTCTTGCTAATGTAGGATTATTTGTATTTATGCATTTGGGTATCCGCATATCATTATCTAAACATGTATAGTTATTAACTAATTTTACAGCTTGGTATGTTCCATTCACTATAAACTCCATTAATTGATCACTATTTATAAAATAATTAGATAAAACCCTATATTCTACTCCATATGGTTTAATTCTATAAGCACCTGCTTTACCATAGAGAGACCTTCTTCTAATATCTGGATCTAAAATAATACTAGGCACACCTAAACATAGATCCATCGCTTTAATTAAATCTAGAGATGTATATAAACTAGGATTTTTATAACCTATATGGATATGAAAACCATTAGTTCTTAAATTAGTTGATCTAGCCTTTACAAATTTATTTACTTTATTTGTCCAAGCATTAAAATCTGGTTCACAACCAAAAGTTTTTGCTTCAAGAGTATCTAACTCTTCATCACAGAATGTACCTGAAGCTTTCTTAGAGATACTTAAATACCCAGGTATACGTTCTTGAATTACATTTCTCATATAGTTTACATGGACGATTAATTCTTCTGATGTAGTAAAGATAGGTATAAGAAATTCAGTAGATACATTATCTGTTTCTAAAGCATACCCTTCTTCTCCAATGTAATGTGGCATAGTTTTACTGCCTGGTATTAAGCCTACAGATGATATTAACTTTTTAGTTTCTTTCTCCTCTAAAAAAACTTCTATATCGGCCCCTAACGTTACATTTTCTATTTGTTCAGTATTCTCTATCATTGTATTTATTAGTAAGAAGTTTAGGTAACATTTCTAAATATTTTATTGCTGTTCCTTCACCAAAAGAAGGTGCTGAATTAATCTCTATAATGGAAAATTTAGTTCCATCTTTATTAACTCTAACATCACATGCTCCAACATCTAATTTTACAGCTTTTAAAGCTTCAACACATTGAAGTTCTAATTCATCCCAACACTCAGGTTTGTTAAATGTAGGATTATCCTCTATAAACCAAACACAATTAGAATCATTTCTAAACCATCTATTTTCTGGTAGTGTATCAGATTTTAACATTTTACGGCAAGTATAAAAACAGCCTTCTTCTGTTACATGTAACCTATATTCTCTAACATAATTTACATATTCTTCTAAAATATAATTATTAATATTATACTCTAGATTTTCTATAGCAATTTTATATTCATCTGCATTACTTAAAAGGGTATTTCCTCTATTACGACTACCAAAATTATATTTTAATACTATAGGTAATTTTAATTCATAATCATCTAAAATACATGCATTATATATATATCCTACCATATCAGATACTTTTATCCAATTTGGGGTAATAATATTATGTTCATCAAAAGCTTGTTTCATTAAAAACTTATTAGATGCTGTTATTACAGATTTTACTGAATTACATTCTATTCTTGGGAAATCAGTTAGGTCAGTTCTGCTACCTAGTCGAACAATAGTACGAAAAGGTAAACGTATTTTATTTCTAATCTGGTCATGTGTTGTGTGTCTTGACCTTATATTTAAATAATATGTAGGGTTTCTACGTTGAGCTCGTTTGGGCATGATAATTTTAAGTTTTTTTTGTTAATAAATTCTCTTAATCCTTTAGGATTTTGAACTTGAATAAAACTAGTATCGTAAGAGGATGTTCCTTTACAAACTAATTTATCGCCTTTTTTATTGAGTTTTGTTGTTATAGAGATCACAACTGAAGAATTTACTTCTATACCTCTATAAGATTGAAATTTATACCCTTGAATAATCTTTTTAAGATTACGATTATAGTGTACTGATAAATCTTCCATAGCAAATTTTACTCGCTTGTCTGGGGATTTATAAACATAACAATAGTAATCTCTTGCTTTTTGAGAACCAAGAACACCTGAGTCATATGTTTGAATACAATCTACAGGAAAATTCTTATTTAGCATTGTTTTTCTACCTTGTGTAGTAAACTCAGAATTTGATGCTTTTATATCTATTACATCTACGTTTAAAAAATTTATTATTTCTTCTTTTTTTGTTTCAAATTTAACATTACGTTGATTTATAACTGGATTACCTCCATTACCGCTATTACGTCTACTAGTAGCTAGATGAGGAGTGGTATAAGTATATGGTGATGGGTGAGGGAGATTGTCAAAATCATTTTGAGAAGAGTTTGCAGTATGAGTGCTTATTATTTGGCCGAGCGTCCTCTCTGCATTAATTCGTTCCTCTACACCTTCTTCAATTAACCCTTCATTTCCCCTTAAAACTCCTGTTACATATTCTCCAAGCTGTTGAGCGGCCAGAGCAGAGTCTATAGTTCCTGTATTAGTAGTATCTCTTAAATATGTCTCAAAATCATCTAGTTCCCCTATATAAGGGTTGTTAGAAGGATATGGTACAGGTAAATTGTGTGCTAAACTTTCTAATCTAATGTCATTATAAAATTTTATTTCTAGTGTTAACTCACTCTTAGATACTTTAAAAACATGATAACCTATATTATTACATAAACATAGGAAATATACATTAGTACTATCTGTAGCAAATAACATTGCTGGATAAGAGTAATTATCTAGTCGTGTAAGCCGTCCTATAGTAGGGACTACCGTACATATTAATGTTTCAAAATCTATCATAAAATTAAATTTGGTAGTTCCTTTTTATTTTTAGTGTATTCACTTATCTCATTATAAGGTGATACAAATAAGTAATCAATATTATATTTTTTCACATTAAGTTGTGTATATTTAATACCTGCTTCATCATTATCATAGTTTAATACAATTCGTTTAAATCTATTTTTTAATTCTATCATAAGTTCTCCATCTAGCATTCCCTCAGTTTGAGGAGATATTACTATGTAGCCTAGTTCATGCCACACCATAGCATCTTTTTGAGATGCTGTTATTATTAATAGTTTACCTCTTTTAGGTAACGTATTATATCCAGCGTATACTCCTGCTGGTATATTATTATAAAAGGTTTTAGTATCTGGACTATATATTTTTCTAATTCCTCCTCCATATTCGTATGAGTAGGTTTTATAATCTACTCTAACAAATTTATCATTGATCCATAAAGCTTTTATTGGTAAAACTTTAAAGAATTGTAATGTTGGTAAAGTTATTTTATATTGTCCCCAATATTCTAAATCCATATCTTTCCAACTTCTAACTTCTATTTGAATTTTAGTTGGATCCTTTTGAACGAATTTTTCTAAGTTTTCATATATCTCTTCTTCTAGCTTTAAACTGTCTGTTGTAGAATCTCTATATATCTTTTCTACAGCGTCTTGAAATACTAAACCATATTTTTTAGCTACAAATTGATAAATATTAAATGTTCCTAATGCAAAATCCTTTAATAAAATTGTACCATCTTGAGTACAAAATAGATTAGCTGAAGGATTAGATTCTTTTCTTAAAGGAGATAAAAAGGGCCTCCCTTGTTCGGGGAGGAACCCTAAATAATATCTCCATAGTTTTTCTTCTGGAACATTAATATCTTCTAATTTAATAGAAGTTTTTATTCCATACATACGTAATTAGAATGGTAGTTTATTTGGTGTTTTTTGCTCACCGTTTACAGCTGCACTTACTGTTTCTTCAGAAGAAGGAGTAAATACTACTTTATCATATTCAGTAAGACTTAGTATACTAGGATCTGTACCACTTAATTCATAAAAATTCCCGTATCTTGGGAGAACTAAGTAGTTATTTTTATCATATACTAATTTAATATTAGCTTCTATATCAAAGTATTTTTTATCCAGCTTACTAATAATTTGGTTTGCATAGTCTTTATAAGAAGAGCTATCAGAAATTTCTGCATCTTCTTCAGACATATATTTTGTTAAAATATGTTTAATTTTACGATTATAATCATTATACGCTTCTTCTAAAGCTTGTTCAGGAGTAATTTGCGCCCCTTTAACAATCTTTTTAGAAGGTATATCTCTATTATGGGTACGAGGATATAAATCAGCATTACGTAGAACTCTCTCTTTATCTACTCCCCATAGTCTTAATTTAAAGGTTCCCCCATCTGGGTTTACAAAACCTATAGCTAAAACTTCATTTCCATTTTTGGTGGTCTCTATTTCACCACCTGTCAACTTCACTTTCTCATTAATACCACCCTTAAAACGGGTTGGTGTTGCGTTTGCATTTACATTTATTGTTCCGTACATTTATTGTATAAATTTATTTACTGCGGTTAAAAATTCATTAGAATCGTTAGGTATTCTAAAAATACCTTCTCCTAATATATCGGGTGGACATTTTGCTGAAGAATCATCTAATGATGTATCAAACCATGCTTCAACATGCCTATTATCCCCGTCTATGACTAATTTCCTATCAGCATAGAGGACTATTGTAAACTCTTTTTCTACAGTTCCAGCCCATTCTTTGCCTTTTATCTTCACACGTCTTTCTTCATTACCTTCAACACCAACATACTCATAATGAGCTGTTACAAAAATATGTTTAGGTACTCTTTTAATCATATCTAGCAGTTCACCAGCCTTTTCATTATTCATATTCCAAATGTCAAATCCTTTTTTAGTATTTCGAGCTTGTAGAAGGACTTTCTCCATATAAGCTGAAAAACTATCTATAACTATAGATGTGATCTTATCATTTTGACCAAAATCTATTAGAGCTTGATATGCTTCTCCAAAAGTTGCTGGTACGACATAATGTTTAAAATTATTTTTAAAAGGTAATGGTTTATTTTCTACATTTATGAATGCAGTAGTCTCTGGATCCATATTTCGAAAAGAATAAGTTTTACCTTTTCCTGGTAAACTTACTAGTAATATTTTATAAGGTTCCCCCATTATTCTACACCTTCCGTTTGGAGTTTTTGTGGCAAAGGAGTAGGAATACTTTCCATTGGTGGTGCAAAGGCATCTCTAATGGCGTTTTCTGTCATTGTACTATACATTATGAATTCTTTTAAATTCATATTTCCTTCTGCACTGGATACCTTCTTTTTTACTATAAAATTTATAGCCTCTGAAATACTAGCAAGTGTTGTTCCTGATTTGCTATCTTCACTTGTTGTAACTTTAAATCCATCAAATAATACAACAATGTTGTATGGATTTAAAATATCATCTTTTATAATCATATTAATAATTTTGAATAATTAATTTCACTTGGTTTTGGTAGTTCTCGAAAATAGTTTATTGCCCCGTTAAAATACAAATGTGTATTAATAAAACCAGAGCCTCTTCTGTTAAGTAAAATTGATAATTCCCTATAAGAATCTTTAAAGGATGTTATATCATAGCCTTCTGGTTGTGGGTAAATATCTATTTTGTAACGATGTGGGGCAAATAGCCCAAACATTACATCACAGTCCCTTCCAGTTAGTTTATTATCACCTAAACCATCTGGTGATGGTCTAAGCTTATCTATAATAGTTCTTCCTGTAGAACTTATAAATTGTTGTTTTTCTTGATCAGCTGCCTGTTGTTGTACATTTACTATAGTATATCCAAATCTATCTCTCATTTTTAAACAGTAATTACTACTATAAGCAGTCATTGTTTGATGTGGTGTATTACCCTGTTCAGGAGTTAATAGACTTAAATGATCTGTCATAATAATTACATATTCATTAGGATTATTTGGTACATATCTATCAATAGTTAATGGATGTTCTCTAGCACTTGTTAAAGACAGTTTATTGTTATCTTTATCAAAATAGTTTCCATTATTTTCTGCATAATTTCTAATATATGTATATATACCAAAAGGATTACGAATATTGTCTATAAATGTAACTTTTTTATTAAATTTTTCAAAATAATCTCCAAAAGACTCTACGAGTTTTTCAGTTTTATCATCTAAAATATAATCAAATACAGAGCTAATCTTTTCTGGACTAATTATCTCGCCCGTTTTAATGTGTACTTGTCTTGTTATAGCTTGTTTAATTTTCTCTTCCGCACTTAACTCTAAAGAAAAATAAAATATTCGAACATCTAGGTTCGTTTTATGATTTTCTATGAAGTCAAATGGTTCATATAGAAATAAAAAGTCAGCCATTTGGGTTTTACCCACCTTAGAATTTGCTGTACATATATAATACCGACGTTTTTGAACGCCAGGTACTACTGTAGACAGTTTAGGTAAGTTAAGCCATGGTATACAGGTATGCCCACCTGCTAACCTAATTCTTTTGTTTTCTTTTAGTTCTTCTAATACCCTATCAAAAGTGCTCATTATAGATCCTCCTCAAATGAAGATGATGAACTATTATTACCAGATAAATTCTGTTCACACATA